CAGATGCAGGAATGTTATGCTTATTCTCAATTTACCATCAAATTCCCCTTATTGGTGAATTAGCCGTGTTACTAGAACCTGTTATGATGCAAATTAATGTTGCTAAGATAGTTGACAAAGATTATCGTACAGGTTCTATAACATGGAATATTACACTTTATGAAGGTGAAGAGAATGAATGGTCTTGGATTGATAAAGAGTACAGACCAATGTTTAAAGCTCTTGACAAGTTGAAGGCTGGAAGTATGTCTTCCTGTAGTAGAAAGATGAAAGAGTTCTTCAAAGCACACCCTTCTGTAAGAAAGCAGGATGTCTTAGCTGCCACAAAGCTATATCTTAGTACCATTACAGATACTCAATATATGCAACAGGCAGATTATTTTATTTTTAAGAACAGTGATAAGAAGTCTTCTTTTAGCTCAAGACTTGAACAGTATTTGGAAGTGCTAAAAGATAAACCCAAAGATTTGAGTAATCCTAACTACAAATTGATGTAAAGATGAATTTTCCTGAGAAGATAATTGAAGGACAGCAAGGTAAAAATATAGGTCTATCAACTGGATTGCCTAAATTTGACAGAGCAATTGATAATATTCAAAAGAAAGCTATCTATTGTATTGCTGCTGCTCCTAAAGTTGGTAAAACTACATTTGTTGATTTTGCTTTTGTTCTTGAACCTTTCCTATACTATTTACAGTTTCTTCAGTTGAATCCCCAGACACTGATGAAAGTAAAATGGATTTATTTTTCATTTGAAATTGATAGAGTAAAGAAGGAAATCAAGTATGCTTCATATTTTATGATGAAAGATTTTGGTGTTTATATGTTTATGCATAAAGGAGTTTTAATTCCAATATCACCAAGGTATCTTGAAGGAAAACTTAAAGATCAAGATGATGAAATGATTAAACTTCTTCCTGAACATTTAGAAATGCTTAAAACTATTTACATTAATAGGATTATTCCTATGTTTGGTGAATATAATAAAGTAGGAAAGAAAATTAAGGATGGGTTTATTGATTTTATAGAGGATAGAGATAATCCCACTGGACTTAGAAATTATATCTTTCAATATGCAAAAGTAAATGGTGAATTTATTTTTGAACCTTACAAAACAAGAGATGAAACTGGTAAAGAAGTAATTAAACAAAGATTATCTGGTTACAGAGAAAACAATCCTGAGTTAACTACTATTATCATTACAGATCATGTTAGAAAGTTGAAGAAAGAAAGAAATTTTTCTATGAAAGAAAACATTGATAAGTGGATTGAATATCAGGTTGAATTAAGAAACTGGTGTAAATTTACATTTGTTGATGTAGTGCATTTGAATAGGTCAATATCTGATCCTCAAAGAATCAGACAATTTGGTGAAGTACTTTATCCTACTGGTGATGATGTTAAGGATACAGGTAATATATCTGAAGAAGCTGATTATGTGATTACTATATTTAATCCACAAGATGAAAAATACAATGTTAAAAAGCATTTTGGATTAGATTTATGTGATGAAAATGGTAATTCTGCTTATCCCTATTATAGATCAGTTCATTTGGTTGAAAGTAGAGATACTGAATGTCCAATGCATCTTAAAACAAACATGTTTGGTAATAATAACAATTTTCAAGAATTATAAAATGGCACAAATACCAGACCTTGAGTTAAAATTACTTCTTAGAGAAGTAAAATTGAGATTAGTAGTTGCTAAACATGCTATAATAACTGTAAAATCATTTAATGAAGATAGTGTAAAAACACCTCTTTATCAAAAACTTCTTGAAGATAATGATTATACACTTGATAAGCTTGAACATTATTTAAAACAAATTAATGCTTAATTATTTAGATGAGTAAAATTTTAGTTGTTGCTGAATCAGGATTTGGTAAGACCACATCAATATGGTATTAAAGGTTTAAATCCAAAGGAAACTTACATTATAAGTGTAACTTCTAAACCATTACCCGGAAGAGGATCAAGTAAATTATATCCTATTTATCCAAATTTCAATGCTAATATTAAGGATGCCAATACATTAGCACCTTATAGAAGGATTGTAAGTAATGATGCTGCTGTTATTTCTGCTGCAATTGATTTGATATTGCTTACTCCAATCAGAAATATTGTATTGGATGATGCAAATTACATCATGCAGGATTACTACATGGCAAAAGCTTTGTCAAGTGGTTGGGATACTCCAAAGAAAATAGGTTTTGATATGAACAAAATCTTCTCTTCAATGGAAAGAGTACCTGAAACAAAGAACTTTATCATGTTAGCTCATGGTGAAGAGTATGACAAAACTGATGGTAGAAAAGGCTACAGGCTGAAAACTACTGGTAAGATGGTGCAAGAGTATATTACTCCTGAAGGAAAGTTTGATATTGTTCTTATAGGAAAAAGTTCTTATGATGATACAAACAAGAAAGTTCTAAAACAGTTTGTTACAAATGATGATGGTGTTTACTCTTCTGCTAAGTCTCACAAGATTTTTCCTAATGTCTATATCAATAATGATATGGGATATGTAGTTGACATGGCTTATGCCTATTACAATGAACCTGAATAATCTATCCTAAGTGGATTATAAATAAAGCTTTATTTATTAATTTTTAATTTTTATTTTATTATGGCTCAAACATTAACAGTAAGTCAGATTCTTGCTGACTTACAATCTGGCCTAACCAGAGCAGAGATTGGTGAAAAGTATGGATTGAATGGTGTACAGGTAAAAGCATTGTTCAACAATCCAAAGTTGAAAAACAAAAAGACAATCAAAGTAAAAGGTGCTGCCTTTGTTTTGGTTGATGATACTGAAGATGCAATTCCTGCACCTGAAGTAGTTCAAGAAACAGCATCAGTAGTAAATGATACAGTTATTCCACCAGTTGTTGAAGAAGTTGTTAATACTCCTGAACCTGAAGTGGCTGAAGAAGCAACTGTATTTGCTAATACATTTGAAGACAATGAAGAAATTATCATTGAAGATGATGATGCACCTGAAGTTGAACAAGGTGATGGCCCAGTTTGGGGAGTGTAATTGAGAAATTTTTCTTAATTTAGTGTTTTTATTTTTCAAGTTTTTTTAATCATTAAAATCTTATTATGTACGGATATGAAAGTGATGAAGTACCATCAGGTAGATTAGCATTTGGATTAAATTCTGGTGCAGCAAGACTATCAAAGTTTGAATGGATTAACAATGGTGGTAAAGATGGTGCAGAGGGTGAAGCACTTGATATTGCATTTACTGTTGATGGAGTTGAAAGACCAATAAATTACAGACTTTTTCCTGTAACAAAGGCATTTTTGCCTAACAATGGTGGAGAAACTACTGACCCAAAGAACCCTGCTTTTATCAAAGAATCAAAAGAATTCAATGCAAAGGTAGTTCATCTTATGCATTGTTTTGTAACAGATGAAACATTGAAAGTTGCATTTGGTGTTCCAATTGCAAGTTTTAAAGAATACTGCAAAATTCTTGCAAGTTTACTTCCAAGAAACTTTCAGGATATTCCTCTTGATATCTTTGCTCAATACCAGTGGGCAATTAAAGGTGAACACAAGATTACTTTCCTTGAACTTCCTAAGAAAATGTCTTATGGAAAATGGATTTGTCCTGCTGTTACACCAATTGGTTCATGGAGAGAAAACAGATTAAAAGACCCTTCTGACAGTACTACGAAAGCATTGTGGTACACTGATGATGCTGGACATGTTCATCCATTTGTAAAAAATGGCTGGTTTGTTAATTCAAACTTTGCTAATCAACAGAAGGATGGTTCAGTTGAAGATATTGCTGATGTTAATACTGGTTCAGAAGCTGGAACACAAGCTGCTCCTGTTGATGCTGGTACATGGGGTGCTTAATTTTAGTTGTTTAATTAGGGGAAGAGTAACATCTTCCCCTTAATTATTTTGTTATGTATGGATATGCAAATGATGTACCATTAAATATGAGTACTTTCTTGACTATGTATAGTCAAGAGGATATTTTTAGGATCATTTTTGGAAGTTATCCTGACCTTGATATTTTATATCTTTCACCATTTAGAGAAGATCATCATCCAAACTGCTTTTTTGAGTGGTATAAAGGAAAGTTGATGTTCAGAGATTTTGGTGATGTGAGAAGAGATTGTTTTCAAGCAGTTAGAGACTTCTATGGTATTTGCTCATATCCTGACACATTGGAATTTATAGACAGCTATTTCAAAGAGTATCCAATTCCTCTTAATCAGAAACCTAAAAAAACTTGTGAGAGACTTGAAAAAGATTGTGCTATTACTTTTAGGGTTAAGAATTTTGAATTTAAGGATTATTTATATTGGAGACAGTATTATATAACCTCAGATCAATTACAAGAGGATCAAGTATCAGTAATAAATTGGTATAGATTCTATTCAGAAAAAGGGAAGAAATGGATAATTTTAAGACCTTTTGATATTTGTTATGCTATTAATGGTTTTGAAACAAGATGTAAAATCTATAGACCACAAAATCATAACAAGAAATCAAAATGGTTAACAAATTGCAAAGCTAATGATGTAGGAAATCTTGCAAATATTGATCCTACAGGTGAAATTCTAATTATCACAAAGAGTTATAAAGATCACAGAGTAATTAGAAACCAAGGATTCAAAAATGTAATCTGGTTTCAGTCAGAAAAAATGATGCCTGATGATTCAATTCTTTTATCACTATTACAGAGATATGAAAGAATCTTAATTTTCTATGATAATGATCTTGCTGGTATTTGTGGAAGTACTGATTTACAAAGGAAACTTGAAAGTTTTACTTCAATACAAAGACCAATCAGAACAATGTGTTCACCCTGTACATATTTAAAAGACCCTGCTGAAATAGTATCCATTAGAAGTGAACAGGAACTCAAAGACCTATTAGATGAAAATATAAATTTATTAAAAGGATACAAACTATAATGGAAAAACTGCCTTCAACAATTCATGAAAGTTGGCATCCATTCTTACAACCTGTATTTGATCAGGATAATCAATTGAGAATCCTAAGAGATCAAATTCTTCCAAATTGCACTTATTTTCCAGAAATGCAGAACATTTTTAGAGTGTTCTCAATGCCTATGCAGAATATCAAAGTTGTGTTGTTGGG